ACCCCAAGGCAGCGTCTGTCTTGTTGGTGGTGGGCCAAGTCTGGTTGACACGATTGACCAGTTGCGGCTACGCCACCAAAACGGCGCAAAAGTATGGGCGATGAACGGTTCTTACGATTACATGATTGGGCTAGGCATCGTACCTGATGTGATGGTGATGCTAGATGCTCGAGCAGAGAACGTAAGATTTGTTCAGAATCCACAGCAATCGACTACGTTTTACATCACTAGCCAATGCGACGATGTAGTATTTAATGCGTTGAAAGGTTATAAAGTGGTGCTAGTACACGCCAATACGCCTGGTGTTTATGAATTGCTTGAGCATGAAAAGGCTCGACCAGTTCATCTGATGGGCGGGTTTACAACGGTTGGCATTTTGTCGTTGATATTGGCTAAGTTGCAAGGCTTTAAGCGTATCTTTATGTTTGGCATGGATTCAAGCTATCGAAATGGCGAACACCACGCATACGAGCAGACAAGTAACAATGGCGAACGTATTATTGACGCTATGGTGAACGATGTAACGTACAAGTGTGCGCCGTGGATGGCACAGCAAGTAACGGATTTTCAAAATGTCGTGGCAGGCTTTGATGATGTTACGATTGAAGTATGTGGCGATGGGCTTTTGCACGAAATGGCAAAAGCAATGAGTAATTAAACTTAAAGGACTATCATGGCATTTCCATCAAGAATTATGGGCGCAGGCAATTCACCGTTAACTGCTCAAGTCATTTGTGGCGATGGCGCTGTTGGCCTAGTCGCTACTGGTACAACTGCGGCAGATGCCCTGCAATTGAGCTTGTCAAACAACACAATTACGACTTCAGCTGCCTCGACTGGCGTTAAATTGCCGCCGACTGAAACCGGCGCTGAAATGATTATTTTTAACAACTCAGGTCAGACTATTACCGTCTATCCTTATAATACAAGCAGCACGATGAACAATGCTGCTGCAAGCGTAACTCTTGCAACTGGCAAAACAATGCTAGTAAAAGCGACTTCCGCAACCACATGGGTAACATTAACAGGGGCATAAATTGGCTTTAGACAGCGATATTCATAACGCAGATTCTCACCTACACGTCGAGTTTTACGTTTACGATAAAGAGCCGTACAAAGAAAAGCCGTTTGTTAGAATCATAGTACCAGGGGATAAAACGACGATTATTGACCAACCCGTTCGGGACGATCATAAGCAGCGTTTTCCCCGCCAATGGTTGCACTTTCAGATGCAAAACAATAATGCAGAAATTATTGGTGTGCCGCTGAAACAATGGGTACAAGACGATCCTGAAAACTTTAACGATATGCAGATGGCAGAATTGCAAATCTTTAAGTTTCAGACCGTTGAGCAAGTTGCTACCGCTACCGATAACCAATTGCAGCGGATTGGCATGGGTGCGGTGGGCTTGCGAGAGCAGGCTAGGCGTTATTTACAAGTTAAAAACCAATCTTCAAGTCAGACTGAAATTGAAAAAACAAAGCAAGAACTTGCTGAAGTAAAAGAGCAAATGGCGGCTTTGATGGCTCAGTTATCAGAAAAGAAGGTTGGGAGGCCAAAAAAAGAGGACTAAATGTCATCAACGATGCTACAGCTAGTAACCCAAGTCACTAACGAGCTTGGGGTATCAACGCCAACTACTGTGGCATCAAATACCAACCAAGATGTAATTCAAATCTTGGCGTTAATGAACGCTGCCGGTTATGAGTTTTTACGAAAGCATGACTGGCGGCAATTAACGAAACAATACACATTCACCACGGTCTATACCCAAACAACGGGTAACGTGACGCTAGACACTTACACCATCACCGGCATACCATCGACTGCTGGACTTGATTCAACTTATCAAGTGGTGGGTAACGGAATTTCAAACGCTTGTTATATTGAGTCAGTTGATTCAGCCACTCAAGTTACGGTTAATTTACCCTCAACAGGGACGTATACAGGGGCTACGATCACTTTTGAAAAGGTGAAGTACGCATTACCCTCAGATTACGAATCAACCGTTCCTAGAACCCATTGGGACAAATCAAAACATTGGGAAATGCTTGGGCCTGAAAGTCCACAGCAATGGGAGTGGTTGTTGTCTGGCTTTATTTCAACCGGCCCACGGATTCGCTACCGACTTCTTGGCAAATACTTTCAGATTTGGCCTGGCGTTTCAACCAATGAATTGCTTGGTTATGAATATCGGTCAAACGGTTGGGCATTGTCGGACACAGGCGTTGTAAAAACATCGTTTACTGCCGACACAGATACTTGTATTTATCCTGACCGATTGATGGTATTGGCTACCAAACTCAAATATTTTGAGGCTAAAGGCTTTGATACCACGGCAATGTATCGCAACTATATCGAGGAGTTTGAGATTGTTCGGGCGCAAGATACGTCAGCGGCTAATTTGTCGTTTGCACCACGCCCAGGCACAGTCTTGATTGGTTACGACAATATTCCTGATACTGGCTACGGGACAAACTAATGGCAAGCCGACTTGTTCAAGGTACAGCGGCTCGTGTTCAATCGTTGCCAGCGCCTATCGGTGGTTGGAACGTGCGGGATTCCATTGCAAACATGGATACGCTTGATGCTGTTCAATTAACCAATTTGTTTCCAACAGTCAATAATGTTGTGTTGCGTGGAGGCTATACCAAATATTCAACTGGCATTTCAGGTCAAGTTCAGACGCTAATGGGTTATTCAAGCGGCGCAACTGACAAACTATTTGCAATTGCGGGAACATCAATTTACGATTGCACCAATGGCGGTGCTGTTGGCGCTGCTGTAAAAACGGGTTTAAGTAACGCAAAGTGGGAATATACAAACGTCACAACGCCTGCCGGTGGTTACTTATATGCGGTCAATGGAATTGATGCGCCGTTGCTGTATAACGGTTCAACATGGACAAACCCAACAATTACTGGCGTAACCGCATCGACTTTAAGCAATATCACCATTTTTAAAAACCAAGTTTGGTTTACGCAAGCATCAACATTAAAAGCGTGGTACTTGCCTACCTTATCCATTCAAGGTGCGGCAAACGCAATTGACATGAGTTCAGTTGCTCAATTAGGTGGATATTTAGTTGCAGCGGGGACTTGGACAATAGATGCTGGCTATGGAGTAGACGATAACCTAGTGTTTATAACGTCCAATGGCGAAGTTATTGTTTATTCAGGTACTGACCCATCAGACATCACTAAATTCGCTCTAGTGGGCGTTTGGCGCATTGGTAAGCCTGTTGGAAAACGGTGCTTAATGAAGTATGGCGGGGATATGATTATCCTTACCTATAATGGTCTTTATCCGCTTGCAGCTAGTTTGCAATCATCTAGGCTTGATCCTCGTATTGCGCTATCGGACAAGATACAAGGCGCATTTTCTGCTGCAACTCAGTCTTATGGCGAGAATTTTGGTTGGGATATTAGTTTTGATCCTAAACACAACGCTTTGACTGTTAATGTGCCTATTGCTGAAGGTCAACAACAGCAATATGTGATGAATAACATCACTAAAGCCTGGTGCAACTTTACAGGCCAATACGCCAATTGTTGGACAATTTTTGACAACGAGCCATATTGGGGTGGAAATGGATTTGTTGCTCATGCATGGGATGACAATTACGCCAACGATACAAGCGATATAAATGGCTATGCGTTGCAAGCATTTAACTACTTTGATGCCCGTGGGGTAAAAAAGTATTTTACTAGAGCTAGACCGTCAATTTTTACAAACGGTACTCCGTCAATATTCATTGGTTTAAACATGGATTTTGATTTGGCAGACACAACGGCGGCGTTAAGTTTTAGCCCACAAGTATCTGCTAAATGGGACGTTGCGTTGTGGGATGTAGGTTATTGGGCTACGGACACGGTTATCACAAACAATTGGCAAGGCGTGACTGGGATCGGTTATTGCGCTGCAACACAATTTAAATCTGCATCTCAAGGAACGACAATTCTATGGGCATCGACGGACATTGTTTATCAACAAGGTTGGGCTGGCGTATAACCCAAGGCGCTGAAATAGGTTATTGGGTAGCAGAGCGAGTACAGGGTAAATATTTTGCAGATGGTTCGCAGGCGATTGGGTTAGAGCGTGACGGTCAGATTATTGCAGGCGTGATTTACGAGAACTGGAATCAAGCATCGATTGTGTGTCACATAGCAATCGAAGGACGTATTACAAAAGGGTATTTAAAAGCGATATTTAGCTACCCTTTTGAGTTTTGTAGAGTAAAAAAGATTATTGTTCCGGTGAGCAGTACCCATGCAAAAAGCCTAAAATTAGTCACCAAGATGGGTTTTAGCGAAGAAGCAAGGGTTAAAGATGCAGCACCGGATGGCGATATTATATTTTTGACATTGGCACGGGAAAAGTGCCGGTTTCTAGGGGTAGAAAATGGGTAAGTCAGCATCAGCACCACCAACACCGGATTACATTGGCGCTGCTAAACAACAGGGTATTGATAACCTTGCGTCGGCTAAACAGTCGAACATTATGTCAAACCCAAATATGTATACGCCATTTGGGAATCAGACTGTAACTTATTCAAGCCCAACATTCGATCAAGCCTCATATGAAACAGCGTTGGCAAAATACAACGCTGGCAATGTAGACCGTAATGCATTTATGAGGACGGGCAGTCCCGAAGGCGATACAACCACGGGCGCTAGTTATTTTGACCAAGCTGGTTACGATGCTGCACAAGCAAAGCGAGGCGCTGCGCCAACCCGTGAAGGGTTTATGACAGGCGGCGGTCAACCAACGGTTACACAAACTTTAACCCCACAAGCGCAACAGACGTTAGAGTCACAGCAACGTGTGCAAACGGCATTAGCAAACCTTGGTGAACGAGGCATTGCAAATGCTTACGACACACTTTCTCAGCCATTTACACCAACATCGACTGACATTAAAAAAGATTTTGGTGGCTATGGCGCTGTGCCGTTGGCAGATCAATATGGATTAGCGCAAGCAAAAACTGCCGCTGATACTTATGGTTTAGCGCAACGACAGATCGACACAAGCGGGTTGACTCAAATGCCTACTAACTCAGGCATCAATGCTCAACAAGCTATTTTGGCAAGACTCGACCCTACCATTCAGGCCGGTGACGTATCTTTTAAGCAAGCATTGGCAAACCAAGGTTTAGCACCTGGCACAGCTGCCTACGATGCTGCGTACAGAAACCGTCAAATGGGCATCAACGACTTGTATAGTCAAGCTGCGTTGCAAGGCATCAACATTGACATGGCGGCTCGTCAGCAAGGATTGAACGAGAAATTATCGCAAGCTGGACTGTACAACACAGCAGTTGGTCAAAACTTTGGTCAAGGTGTTACTGCCGATCAACTGGCAAATGCCGTTGTTGGTCAAAATTACGGTCAAGGCATGACCACTCAAGGCACACAATATAGTCAAGCGTTAAATAAAGCTCAGTTTCAAAACACCGCACAACAACAACAGTTGGCGCAGGATTTGGCATTACGGGCGCAACCGATTAACGAGGTCATTGGGCTTATGGGCGGTTCACAGATTCAGTTGCCTCAGTTCCAAGGTTATCAAGGTACGAGCGTTGCACCAGCGCCAACTTTTGCGGGTACGCAAGCACAAGGTCAAGCAAATACGCAACAGTACGGTATTCAGCAAGCAGGCAACAATGCGACTACGCAGGGTGTTGCATCAATTGCGGCAATGGCTGCAATGGCGTTTTAATGCTTGGATTAGCGTTCTCAGGCGGCAAAGATTCTTTAGCGTGTTGGTATTTATACCGTGAAAAGAATCCTGTAGTGTTTTGGGTAAATACAGGCAAAACTTATCCTGAAACGATTGAGATTGTCGATCAAGTGAAGTCAGAGGCAGTTGAATTTATTGAAGTAAAGTCAGATCAAGAACAGCAAATTAAGTTTTACGGCTACCCAAGCGATGTTGTGCCGATTGACCATAGCCTTGAAGGTATGCAGTTTGCAGGCGATAAACCAGTACGAGTACAGAGTTATTTGAGTTGCTGTTGGTCAAACGTTGGGCAACCTCTGACAGAGGCAATTGCAAAACGGAACATTACGCATTTGATTCGTGGGCAAAGGCTTGATGAAAGCCACAAATCCACGGCTCGGCACGGGTCGGTAGTCAATGGTGTGACTTACATTCAGCCGATAGAAACATGGACTAAAGAAGAAGTTTTGGCATTTTTACGGACTCAATGTCAGTTACCAGAACATTATGCAATCGACCATTCAAGCCTTGATTGTTACGATTGCACAGCGTATTTGGCGCACTCAGCGGATCGAGTGGCATGGATGAAAGAAAAACACCCAAATTTGCATGAA